CTTTAAAAAAGGTAATTTGAGGATTACCAGTTAAATAAACATCCTGAGCACCATAAGCTACTAATTGAAGAAGACCACCACCCATTTACGCTATATTCTTTATACTATTAGAGGAGAAAAAAATATAGATTATATGACACAAATTTAATTTTATATATAAACCTTAATATTTATAATTCAAATATAATGATGTTTAAAGAGAAGTCATCAAAGAAAAAGGTATCTGTTGATATAAATGAAACGTTTACATTGGATGCAATGCATAATAATATGATAAAAGATTTTGAAAAAAGTGATAAGGAAAAACTATATTACGAAAATAAACTAAAATATTGCGAAGAAAAAAAAAATAATATTCTAGATACTATAAAAAAAACAACAGATAAAGATATAAATTGTAAATTATGGTATAGTAATATAGAATTAAGCGAAGAAATATTAGATATAAAATCTAAATTAAATGAATTAAATAAATTGGATGAAATAGAATATTATAAAAATACAAGTGATATATTATTTCAATATTACGATACAGTTAATAAACAATCTGATATTAATCAAAATCAGAATTTTTTAAAAGATATTAATATTAAATCTAAAATATATAAGAAAGATAATAGAAAAAAAAAGGGACTTAATATTAATACAATAAATGTATTAGAAGCATTAAACAATATAGATAATAAAAAACAAATTACAGAAAAAAATACAGACACAGAGTATATTGTAAGCGATAAAAATAATGATAATAATAAGTTAGATGAAAAAGAATTTTATGAAAATGATAATGAACTAGATAAAGATAAAACAGATACTATACAAGATAAGAGTTCATTAGTTGATAAATATATGGCTATAATAAATAATAAATATATTAGAACGGTAGAAGAAGAAAATATTGAAATTTGCAAAATATGTAAAAATAATATGACATGCCTTCAGTATGACGCAATAATAGTTTGTAATTTTTGCGGATATCAAGAATTACTATTAGTTGAACAAAATAGACCTATTTTAAAACAAAATACTAAAGATACCTCTCATTTTTGCTATAAAAGAATAAATCATTTTAGAGAATGGTGTAATCAAGTTCAGGGAAAAGAAAGTACCGATATTCCCGATGAAATATTTGAAAAAATATTAATTGAAATTAAAAAGGAAAAAATCACAGATTTAAAGAAAATAACATATTTAAAGATGAGAGATATTCTAAAAAGATTAAGAATTAATAAATATTATGAACATATTAATTACATTATAAATAGAATTAATGGAATACCAACGCCACAATTTAGTCCTGAATTAGAAGATAAGTTATGTAGTATGTTTAGAAGTATACAAGCACCATTTTTAAAACATTGTCCCAAGGATAGAAAAAATTTTTTATCATATAGTTATGTTTTATATAAATTCTTTCAAATTTTAGGTTTAAATGAATATTTAAAGTATTTCCCATTATTAAAAAGTAGGGAGAAATTATATGTTCAAGATCAAATATGGAAAAAAATTTGTATTGATTTAAATTATAAAATTATACCATCATTATAATACTTTTATAATATCTTTCCAAATATAATCAATAACAATTTAGAATTTAAAAAATGAGTACATAATTTATTTTTCTTTGAAATTTTATAAACTTTTTAAAATTTTTAGAATTTTTACAATTATGTACTCATTTTTATTTTTACATTTTTTACTATTATAATATAATCAATCGTAATATAAAAACATATAAGATTTATTATATTATAATATATTAAGAATAAATACTATGACTGATATTGAAAACAAAACACTTGTATCGACAAAAGAGGTAGATTATTTAGATGAAGATAAACCTATAAGAGGACAAAACTTTGTTCTTGTTTCTTTTATAAGTCCTGAAGATGTTATTGTAAATAAAGAAGCATATATATTTAGTAAATTTATTGAAAAATTTAGTAGTGATATGAAAAATCTATTAGAAAATATTAAAGAGAAATATCCTGACCAAAAAGATATGGTTAATACTATAATTGATAATAATAATTATTTATTTGATAATAAAGAAATGAATGAACAATTTAATTTTTTCAAATCTGTTAATAATGAAGTATTGGAAAAAAATTATCATACTGATAATAACTTTATTACATCTATTCGCGGTATTAAAATAAGAGGTACATTTGATACTATTGAAGAAGCAAAAAATCGTTGTGAATTTTTAAAGAAAATTGATAATAAATTTAATATTTATATTGCACAAGTTGGGTGTTGGTGTCCATGGTCTCCAAATCCAGAATGTCTTGAGAATCAAGAATATGCTGAAACACAACTCAATACTTTAATGAAGGAATATAAGAAAAATATGGATAATCGTGATGTAATTTTTGAAAATAGAAAGCAAACTATTGCATCTAATGCTGCTCCTGTTGGAGTAAATGATGAAAATATAAATGAAGAAATTAATAATGTAGAATTAAGTGACATTAAAGAAAAAATTGAAAAAATGGACCCATGGAGTCAAAATAATATTTAAACCTTTTGTGGTTCTTAATTCCTCACCTTTTCCTACCAATTTCCACCCCCCTACTAATTTTTTTCAGCACCACTGATCCTATATTGCGTGCGACGTGCATATCACCCGAAACATTTACAGCACTTGGATTTATTTGAAGGTTACCTTTTTTTTTTAATTTGTTATTTATATAATGATTTAGTATATTAATTATCAATTCAATTTTAAATGATTTATTATAAAATTCCTCTATATTTTCTTTTTCTTTTGAATTATCTATTATTATATTTTTATATATAATCATTAAAATATTATCATTATTTAATTTTTTATCATGATATGCATTGTCTATAATTAAATCTAATTCGTTTATTTTAAAAACTTTTGTTTTTTTATCTAAAGTATTATAATAGATAAAATTATCATTTATTTTATTTATTTTATATTTTAATATTTTTATAATTAATTCTTCATTAATTAATTTAATAGGATAAATATATAATATATCCTTAATATCCTTAATATCCTTAATATCCTTAATATCATTAATAATAACTATATATTTTTCTGACATTTTAACTTAATAAAGTAATATAAAAATAATTCTATCTTACTTTATTAAGAATGAAGGCTTTTGCAATATTTTTACTTTTTATAGGTACTATATTGATAGTTCAAGGATATTATAGTAAAAAAAATAATTCTTATCAAAAAGAAAAAATAATAATTAAATATATTCCAAGAAGTATATATGAAGAACAAATGAAACCAGAAGAAAGTCTTGAAAATTATTATAAAGGTATGTTTCAAAATATAATATTAAAATAATTATTTTTATCCTCAATATTATTAAATGGATGTATTAAGAAATATTGAAAAAAAATTAGTTATTATATTAAGCGATAAAGATAATATTGATAATTCTAAAATTAATAATTTAAAAGATGCTATTAAAATATATACAGAAGATATATCAAAAAAAAATAATATATTAACAAATAAAAAAAATAAATATATAGAATTATATCATAATAAAAGATTAGATAATGAAAATTTATATGAAAAATATTTAATTGAAAAAGAAAATCTAATGAATAATTTAATTAAATATAAAAATATATCTTCATTACACGAATATTTAAATAAAAAACCAGAGTATAATTATAATATTCCTGAGATATATACTTATGAAAATATTTCATTAGAAGAAACAAAAATTATAAAACCTAAAGAACCTCCTAAAGAACCTCCTAAAGAACCTCCTAAAGAACCTCCTAAAGAACCTCCTAAAGAACCTAAAAAACCTAAAGAACCTAAAGATCCTCAACCTGCTAAAGAAGATAAAGAATGTCCTGAAGGAAAAGAATTAAATCCAATAACAAAACGTTGTGTTAAAATATGCGATAAAGATAAAATAAGAAATCCCGAAACAGGAAAATGTGAAAAAATTAAAAAATTACCTAAAGAACCTAAAGAACCTAAAGAACCTAAAGAACCTAAAGAACCTAAAGAACCTAAAGAACCTAAAGAACCTAAAGAACCTCCTAAAGAACCTCTACCTGCTAAAGAAGATAAAGAATGTCCTGAAGGAAAAGAATTAAATCCTGTAACAAAACGCTGTGTTAAAATATGTGATAAAGATAAAATAAGAAATCCCGATACAGGAAAATGTGAAAAAATTAAGAAAAAATAATAGATTTTATATTCTAATATATAAAGCATCTCCCCATCCTTTTTCTGTTAATATAGTTAAAACTCTGACAAATCTATTTGTTAATAAAAAATCATCTAGTTCAGTAATAGAAGCGCAATTTTTATATAATTCTGTTTGATGTATTTTGCAGTAAATAATTTTAACATTTTTAATAAAGTTAATAGCACCCTTTAAAGCTAATAATTCTGCACCTTGAATAGTTATATTCATAAAATCATACATAGTATCATCAATATTATGTAATGCTAAAAATGTATCAATAGTAATACTTTTATTTTTGCACTTTTCAATATATGAAATATTTGGATAAATATTTTTGTGCTCTAACATAGATAATATACTCGAATAAGATGTATCGTTTGCTTTATTAAAAATAATATATGCATTATCTACATCTGTAATAATCGCATTATATACATTTAATATATTTTTATCTTTACAAGATTTTACCAATTTGTCATTTGCTTCAATCCATATAATATTTTTATTTTCAATACCTATACTATTATATATACATCTCTTCGCATAAATGTGCTCCAATATGCAAACATCCACTAACTTTAATTTTTCGACTATCTAATATTTTTGATAATTCAATTAATGTAATTAACATTATATCGCGTAATAATATTAATTATCTTAATATAATATATTATTAGATTAATGTCAGTTTCAACAACTAAACCACAATTCAATACAGGAGGTGAACGAAGTGAACGAAGTGAACGAAGTGAACAAAATGATATAAATGATCCAGTAGTTCAAGATGTTCTCAATGAATTCAGAGAAGAACTTTTATCTTCTAAAAACAAAGATAATGGTACTAATTTGCATAATATACATCAACAAAATATGCAACCTAATATGATTCCTCATCAATTAAATAATAATCAACCATCTTATAATTCATCAATACCCTCTAATATTCTAAATATTCCTCCTAATATGCACGGAATTAATCAAAATCAACAACAAAATATGACTTACTCTCATTATGCATCATCACAACCACAAAATATGAATAAAAATGATTATATGATGTATTTAGACATAGAATTAATAAAAAAAAACATAATTATAGTATGAATAGTATTTTTAATATATCATAGTGGTATAATAAATAACATTTATGATAAAATTCCAGATTATCTACAAGATAATCTTGTAACTTTTGACATATATATAAAAACTACATTAATATTTATTATATTATATATTATATCTTATTTAGGATATGTATAATAATACTAATAATTATAAGAATATTTTATATCTTGTTGTGCTAAAATTTTTGTTTCTCTAATAGCACCAAAATACTTATAAAGATACAAGCAAATTATTATAAATGTTAAAATCATAGATATTATCGTTGTTCCTATGATAACACTATAACTATCAGAATCATATATTTGTTTATTAATTACTATAAAAGTTATTATTACCGAATTATATAATAATACTACAAATGCATAAACTACAATAAATATAAAATGACTAGTAAAATATCCCCATAATAATGCCATTATTATTAATATACTTATAATACAATATCCAATCATAATAAATACATTTTTAACAATAGTATCATTTTCTGTTTGAGTAACAAATTTTTCTTTCATTATATATATATCTAATAATTATTAAGATAATTTATTACTATTATTTATATTTTTATAAAATTCTTTAACATATATATTTGTTTTAAAAGAATTTTTATCAACATCAATTATTTTAATAGATCTTAAATTTTTTGCACGAGATAACGCTGTATATGATTGTCCGCATGTGAATATATTAGGTCCTAGATCTAATTCTAATGCATCTATTGTCATTCCCTGTGATTTATGAATAGAAAGAGCATAACATATTCTAACAGGCATATGATTAATGAAAGATTTAGTATTATTATTAAAAATATCTGTATAGTAATTAATTTTGTGCATATTACCTTCAACATCGCAAATAATTATAAAATCTTCATCTAAATGTTTAATGACACCTCGTGTTCCATTTACAAGAGCATTTTCAATATTAATATTTCTTATAATAATTATTTGAGAATTTAAAGTTAGTTCTATTAAATATTTATCTCTATCTTTTTCCATATCAATACTAGAATTTGCAAAATATGTTCTTGACATATTTCCACAAGATTTAAGTTTTTCTATTTCAATTAGATTAATTTTATCTACATCAACATTTATAGGATATAATTTTGTGGGTATTATTCCATTTTCAAATTCTGTATTTCGTAATTTATTTAATACATTTATAATATTATCAGTACATTTACCTTTTCTAACAATACGTAAAATATTTTGAAATAATAAATCATTACTTTGTCGAATTAATTGTTCCAATAAAATAACTTTAATATTTATTTTTTTCCACAATTCTGATAAAAAACAATATTGACCTTTTACTGGTGCTAATTGACAAAAATCTCCTATTAAAATTAATTGAATATTTCCAAAATATATATCTGTACATTTTATCATACATAACAATTCGGATATTTTTTCAAATAATTCCTTATCAAGCATAGAAATTTCATCTATAATTAAAGTATCTATTTTTAATATATTTTCAATTTTTTTCTTATTTTTTAAAAGATTACTAAATATATCTTTTGTATTTGCTTTACCTAAACCAAGTCCTAAAAAAGAATGCAATGTTTGTCCTCCAATTAAAACAGCTGCTGTTCCTGTCATAGCAGTTAAAGCATAATTTTTATTATTATTTCTCAAATATTCCATAATATATTTAATAGTAAATGACTTTCCTGTTCCTGCTGAACCTGTAAGAAATATACTATACCCTTCCTTTATACTATCTACAGCATATTTTTGCTCATTATTTAAAAGCTCCATTATAAAAATAAAATATAATTCTAATCATTTTTTTAAATTAAATATATATCAAACTATAAAATAATATATTCTTATTATATTTTTTTATAATAGAACATAGATAAAATGGGTGATAGACCACCACTAGGTCCGGAAATCCCATCTTATCATATTTTACCACGAACTAATATATCAGATTCAACTAATAATATTCCTGGACCTTCTAATGGATGGACAAGTGTATTAACGGGAGATGAACTCGCGAGAATACGAGAAAAAGAAAGACGTGCTTTAACTCGAGGTGTATCGAGTATAGAATCGAGTATAGACTTTCATAGGCAAAATATGCTCGATATAGCGGGACAAGTGATGAGTTTGATGGACCCTAATTTCAATAAACCTTCAGATCCCGTTAGTACTAAGATACAGAATAGAACAACACCACGCGTCCTTCAGGTCATTCCTCATAAAACAGGAGGAAAATATAGTAAAAACGTATATAAAAAAGTAGGAAAAAAAGAAGTTTTAGG